TCTAGTGGCGGTTATTGGCGCAGCTACCGTGGCATACTCGCTAATATCAGACAGTATAAAAAAGAGTACCGACCAAATTGCCCAAAACGGTGCAGCTATTGCGAGTGCTAACGCTGGGTGGCTCGACGCTAAAGAGGGCGTTACGAGTTACGACAGTACTTTAATACAACTAAACGACACTCTAATTAGCAGCCAAGCGCAGCTAGCAGAGCTGGGTAAAAAAGCTGGCGACGTTGCTGGGCAAATGGCAGACGCCGTTAAAGAGAGCGAACAAAAACAAGAGGGCTACAAAATGGATAAAGCCAACGCCTTTATAGACCAAGAGCAGAAAATTGCCGACATCGAAGAGCAGTTACTTGCAGCAAAAGCTAGCGTACGCGACGCCGACCGAGAGCGCGAAAAGGCTCGCGACAACCAAAAAGACGAGGAAATTACACGAGCACAATACAAGAGTATTCGACAGCGCACACAGCAAGCGCAGGAAGAGGCACAAGAAAAAATAGCCACTTTAAACTTACAGCTAGAGCAAGAAAAAGTAGCACTAGACAACGCTGCTACTTTAAAGACCGAGCTATCGGCAGAGCTTGCAGAGGCAGCACGGTTTAACAACCTAACAGAGTTTGAGCAAAAGCTAGAAACTATTGCAGCCCAAGAGCTAGCAGAGCAGGCACGTTTAGCGAAACGACTAGAGAGCCTAGGTACCGAGGCTGCAGCTATTACCGCGCAGCAAGACGCCATTAAAGCGACAATACAAGAGACACAGGCAGCTATAGTCGACACCGAAAAGGCAGCAGCTAAAGAGCGTATCGCTGCAGCGTTTGCCGAGGCTAAAGCAGTTATAAATGCAGAAATGCAAAAGGCGATAGTACGCGAGCAGAGTACCAAGAAATATACCCGAGCACTAAAAGACCTAACCGACCAACAAATCGAGGCTAACAAATCACTGGACGCCAGCGACGACACGCTAGCTAGACTGCGAAAAGAGAGCCAGCAAATCGGTGCAAGTGTAGGCACAACCGGCGAGCTGGGTGTATTCGAGGGGTCGACTATCGGTGGTACCGCCAGCACTATTGGTGGGTGGTTACAAAGTCTAGGCGACAAGGTGTGGGGCGATACGCCGTCGTTTAGCGAGAGTGCCCGCAACTATAGTGTTAACGACGCTATTATTTCGCCAAAGGGCGACATCATAAGTACACACCCCGACGACTATATTATCGCTACAAAAACACCCGAGACCCTAGGTGGTAAAGGTGGGGTAGTAATAAATATTAGCGGTACGTTTCTAAACGACCGACAGGCTGCAAGTCGTATGGCTAAAGAAATTATGCAGCAGCTAGGTAACCAGCAGCGAGTAGCTGGGCTATAAAATATATGTTTACGATTACCCACGACGGCGACGACATAACAAACAACGTAACTACCGACAGTATATCTATACTCGACGCTCGTAATAGTGAGCGTGACAGTTTCGTTTTTACAGTCGAAAAGACGCCCGACGTTACGTTTGTACCCGAGTTAAATAAAGAGGTTATTGTAGTGCTCGACAGCCAACGTATTTACGGTGGGGTAGTTATAAACTATAGCAGCCAAATACTAGAGGCACCCAACCTAACGTATACAATCGAGTGTAGCGACTTTACCCACACGCTCGACAGTAAGCTAGTTACCGAGCGCTTTATTAGCGAGACCGGCGACTTTATTATTAGTGAGCTGTTTGCCGACTACGCACCGGCAGGGTTTACAATGACAGCAGTTAGCGCACCGGCGACTATTGCTGCTATTAGCTTTAACCGGCTAACTTTTTCGCAGTGCCTCGACAAATTAGCCCGACTATTAAACTACTCGTGGTACATCGACTATAATAAAAACCTACATTTTTTTGCACAAAACGCCGAGGCTGCACCCTTTAATATTGAGGACGGCGACGGCAACCATATAAATACATCGCTGTTTTTACGTAAAGATATTAGCCAACTGCGTAACAGTATTGTCGTAGAGGGTGGCGACGCACCGACAGCAGAGCGTACGACAGTAGCAGCCGGCGACGGCGAGAGTACCGAGTTTAGTACTAACTTTAAGTTTGCTACGTTACCAGTCGTTACAGTCGACGGGGTAGCACAAACAGTAGGTAAAGAGTTTATCGACAGTACACTCGGTGGGTTTGACTGCTATTGGTCGTTTACGCAAAAATACGTACGGTTTGAGACTGCACCGCCAGTACCGAGTAGCGGTACTACTAATGTGGATATGACCGGCGCACCGCTAATACCAGTGGTGGCTAAAGTACCGTTACCGTCGAGTATAAACAAGTTTGGGCTATTCGAGTACTCTATTACCGACCCTACCCTGCAAAACAGCCAGCTTGCTATCGAGCGAGCTATCGCAGAGCTAGAGGCACACGCCCAAGAAAACGACGAGGGGCGTTTTGAGACCTATAGAGCTGGGTTGCGTAGTGGGCAGCTAATAAATGTTAACAGCGTGGCACACGGGGTCGACGAGCTATACGTTATACAGCGGGTAGAGTTTCGCCCGTACCCAAGTGGTAGTAGTGTCGCCGGTATATGGTCTGTCGAGCTACAAAGTACTGCGACTATGACACTCGTACAGCTACTACAGCGTATGCTACTCGACGAAAAGCTAGAGGACGACGAGGTACAAACACTGCTAACCTACCTAACTTTTACCGACAGTGCCCGAGCTAGTGATATAATAGAAGAGATTGTGCGATACAACGAGCCGTATAACTGGGACGACGTAGGCGTAGACTGGGGCTACTTTAAATGGGCATAGTATGTTAGAAAAAAAAGACATTAAAAAAATAGAGTATAGGCAAGACGCCGACGGTAACGACGTCGTCGACTTTGTAAAATACGACAACACTAAAATTAAAGTGCCAGTCGCAGACATCGAGCGAGAGGTCGCGACACTAGACGCTCGTATAGACGCGCTGCAGCGTAGACGTAGAGTGCTACGTAGAGCGCAGAAAATGATTACCGAAAACGACCCCGTTGCAGAGCGAGCCAGCAAGCTAAATGCCGAAATGGCAAAAGACGAAATTACTAGTAACGACATAAAAGTATGATAACGACCGACAATAGTTTTGCGGGTGCAGCCGGCAAGCTTCGAGTACAGGCTATGCGAAACGGCGAAGTCGTACGCGACACTGGGTGGCAAAAAAACAAAGTGGTTAACGCAGCCGACGTGGGTGTGCAGTTACTTGTTAAACAAATGGCTGGCGAGACTGCACTACCTATTGCTATAGACACTTTAAGTATCGGGACTGGTACGGCTGCTCGTACTACGAGTATGACCGACTTACAGACGCCGGTAACTACGGGTATACCTTTTACAAAACGCGAGGCAGTCGGTAACGAGTGGGCTGGCGACTTTTTTATACTCGACAGTGAGCTACCCGACGGCACGTATAACGAGCTAGGTATTTTTATGTCGAGTAGGTTGTATGCAACGGTGCTAATAGACGGTGGTTTTTCTAAAGTGTCGGGCGAGGACTTGTTAGTAACATACAAAACCACGTTAACGCCCACCTAGCGTGCTAAAATATATATAATATGTCCGACATCATTACTGGAAATAGAGCAAAAGCTGCCGACTTTATAAACAAGTCGCAGCAAAATGTCGACCCCACGATAGACGCCGGACGAGTACCCAAACTAGAGACCACCGGGCGTTTACACGAGGATTTTTTACCCTTACCAGACCCACCAACGACGTCTCTTGCGTTAGGTATTGCTGTAGGTTGGGAAAGTCGAGCAGCTACACCCGAACAAGCTACTAGCCGAGGTAAGTTACTTGCCTATGGTGGGGGCGGTTATATTTACGCACTACGAGCCACAAACACTAGAAACTTTTGGCGTTATGATATAGAAAATGATAGTTGGTCTACACTCGCAGACCTAGCCGTAAATTTTGGTAACGGCGCCTGTATAGTGTGGGGTGGTGGTGACTATATGTATGCAATGAGTGGCAACAATGTTACCAACTTTTACCGCTACACGATAAGTACAAATAGTTGGACTGCTTTAGCTAACACACCGGCAGACGTAAACAGTGGCGGTTGTATAGTATACGACGGCGACGAGTATCTCTATGCGTTAAGTGGCAACAATACTACCGGCTTTTGGCGGTACGATATTGCTGCAAATAGTTGGACGATTTTAGCGAACTACCCGACAAATGTAGAGCAAGGCGCGTCTTTGGTATATACAGGTGGTGACTATATGTATGCGCCAAGAGGTAACGGACAAACAGCTTTTTACCGCTATTCTATTAGTGGTAATAGTTGGTCTATAATGTCACCCGCACCGGTTACCTTTAGTGCGGGCGGTGGTGGGGCTTACGCAGGTGGCGATATTATCTGGTATATACGAGGGTCAAATACAAGTACTTTTTTCGCGTATAGTTTATCTAAAAATAGCTGGGAAACATTGCAAAATGCTAATTTTATCGCTTACTCAGGTAGTGGTTTGACGTACGCAGGTGGCGATTATATTTATGCAATGACAGGTACCACAGGTTTTAGAAGAGTTGGCGGGGCACAGCCGTTAACATATAAGAATTATATGTAGCCTATGAGTGAGGACACGCTAAAAGCATTTACAGTAGGTTTTGCAATAGGCTCGTTAGTAAGCGGTTATATTGGTTACACGCTAGGCCGACGCGTAAGTAGCACGCTAGCAAAACCAGAGTTTCGCATTTTTATGGCGTGCGTTATTTTGTTTGTGTGGGCGTTAGCGCAAATATTAAGTTTAGCTTTTAGCAGCCAAGTCGACCCGTGGCTAAATGGGATTATGGGCGCCGTAGCTGGGTTTTTCTTTGGCGACGGGTTGGTAGAAAACCTCGCAAAACGAAAAAAATAATATGTTAAAAACTACATTATTAAAACTCGGTGGCGTAATAGGTGCAGTAGCCGGCTGCGCACTGTTTATATTTTTACCAACTATGCTGCATAACGGGTACGTCGGGTGGCAAGATGTTAAATTAGAGTACCTAACCGACGCTAGCGACATTTTCGAGTATGAAAAGATTGCGCCAGTAACCAACCCAAACAGTCGGACTACCCCACTAAAATTAAACTCGTACGTAACGTGGTATAGCGGTGGCTGGAACGTGACATATAACGACGTGCTGCGCTGCGGTACGGCTGGGTTTATTTCGTCGGACACCAACACTTACAGGAATAACACCCCTGCAGAGTTAGGTAGACCTATAGTTAGCCCGTGGCAATTTAACGGCGCACTACCGCCAGTGGCGACGCAATGCTACATACAAGCGACTATAGAAGTGTGTAACCAGCGACAAGTTTGTAACCAGAGTAGTCTAAATAGTGACCCAATCTATTTTGAGTAGGTGGTATTATAGTAGTATATGAAATTAAAACTACTAACAACCGACCAAGGGCTACTAAAGTGGCGTAGCCTAGACCGAAAAAAGCAAGAGATATTAAAAGCGCTAAACGCTAGCCCGAGTGCAGACTTTACCGACTTCGACGTAGAGGCGGTCGAGGTAACTGCCGAGCTAAATAGTAGGGGTCGTATTTCGCACTCGTGGCTCGACCGACTGTTTGCTGTATGGTTTAAACGTGGTTATGACTTTGTCGGGTTGCACTATAGTAAAAAGGGCTGGCTCGCACTCGGGTTACCCGAGACACTGCGAGGCGCTAACCCTATCGACAGCGACGTCGTAGGCGAGTTTTATATGTGGGCAGACGAGGACACTACCCGACGCTACACTCGCGGGGGTAGTCGGTTAAACCAGTTTATACAAGTGCTGCTACACGAGATATGCCACGAGTACTATAGAGGTGCTGGGCTACCCGACCCAACCCACGACCACCACTATACCGAGGGCGAAATACGCAGCCTAGTAGCGACGCTCGACTGGACACTGTACCGACCAAAGCTGCAAGAGTTTCGACAGGCAGAGGGTCTTTTAATGAAACTACTGCGTCTATTTATTAAAAAGCTACAAGGGCAGGTAGCCGACCTGCAGAGCCGAGTACGACCGACAACACTAACGCCAGTGGTACAGCGGAAAGCCGACGCTATTGTCGCAGAAATGAAACGACGCGGGCACGCAGTACGTATCGTAGAGGGTTACCGTACGTTTGAGAGGCAGACCGAGTTATATAACCAAGGTCGCACCACTGCCGGTGCCATTGTCACTAACGCCAAGGCTGGCGAGAGTTTGCATAATTACGGTGTAGCAGTCGACTTTGTGTTTAGGCGCGAGGGGTATAATGCTAGTAGCACACTGTGGGCGCTGCTAGGTAAAGTAGGTAAAGACCAAGGCTTTACGTGGGGTGGCGACTGGCAAGGGTTTGTAGACCGACCCCACTTTGAGCTAAAGCAGGGGTACACGACCCAAGAGTTTAAAGAGGGCAAAGTAGATTACACAAAGTTTAACTAATCATTATGTTTACACTAGAAAAAGTGAGCCAGACAGTACTAATGTCTAGCCAAGACCCCGAAAAATTATCACTAACAATTAAAGGGCTGCTCGTGCAGTTAGTACCGGTAATTATATTAGTGCTACAAGCGTTTGGTATTGCTAGCGTAGAGGCAGACATCGTAGCTATTATCGAGAGCGTTGCAGTAATGGTCGCTATCGTATTTAGCTTTATTGGTTTGCTAATGAGTACGTGGGGTATGGTACGAAAAATGTTTAACCCCGAGGACTTTAGAGAGCTAACCAAATAGCCGACCAAATAAAAGACCCCGTTACTGGGGTTTTTTTAGTGCCTAAAGTTATACACAGGGGGTGTGTATAGGGGTTGCTATTTATGTACACTACTGTACACTGTATACAAGTAAGGCGTTTAGACCTTGCCCTATGCAACTAACACTATGCACGATATTAAAAAACCCCGAGGCTACAAGCGACCAACACCACGACGTAAACCAGCAATGTTTATTACTCTAAAGGACGGGCGACGAGTACCGACGTTTGCTGCAATGTGCGCGTATTTAAAAGTAGAAATGGCTAAAGCGTAATACTATGCAACTACGACAAACACCATTTAAAGGCGACCTATACTTTTACCTAAACGCCGACGACGAAAAGAGACTAGACAAGTGGACTGGCTCGACTGTGGACTATGAGCGAGAGCACGCGGGGGTCGTGTTTAATGACCAAAAGCAGTTAGCTGC